CGCCCCGGGCGCTCCGGAGGTGCAACACGACGGGGGCTCCGGCGGCACGGATACCGTGGTCACCCGGGCGCTTCTGGTGGTGACCGCCTCGTTCTACGGGCCGCAGGGGATGGATCTGGCCTGGCGGCTGCGGGACGGGCTCAAGGTGGAGCAGAACCGGGCCGGGCTGCGCGCCGCGGGCCTGGCCCTCTACGAGATCGGGCGGCTGCGCTACGTGCCCGAGCTGGTCAACAAAGCCTGGGTCCCGCGGGTGGACCTGGAGCTGAGCGTGTGGAGCGAGTCGCGCCGGACCTATCCGGTGCTCAACATCCTGTGCGGCCCGGCGACCATCGAGACCGAAACCGGGCTCATCGTGCAGACCACGCCCATGACGGGCGAGGAGGGATTCTAGATGGCAACCGGACTTTCCGTTGACCGCGTGGTCTACGTGGCGGTCAACCTCCAGCCCAAGGCCACCCCGCGCCGGACCTTCGGGGTCCTGTGCGTGGCCGGCGACTCGGACGTGATCGACGGCCTGGAGCGCCTGCGCTCCTACACCAGCCTGGACGCGGTGGCTGAGGACTTCGGCCTGTCCGCCCCGGAATACCTGGCGGCCGAACTGTACTTCTCCCAGAGCCCCCGGCCCAAGACCCTGACCGTCGCCCGGTGGATCGCCGCGGCCACCGCGGCCATCCTGCGCGGCGGGACCGCGACCACCACCCTGGCCACCTGGCAGGCCATCGAGGACGGGGCCATGAAGCTCCTGATCGACGAGGCCGAGGCCAGCCTGAGCGGCCTGGACTTCAGCGAGGCCACGACCATGTCCGGCGTGGCCGCGGTCCTGGACACGGCCCTGGACGCCTACGGCGCGGCCTGCGCCTGGGACGGGACCCGCTTCGTGGTCACCTCCACGGCCACCGGGGCCGACGCCTCCCTGGGCTACGCCTCCGCGCCCTCCTCGGGCACGGACGTGAGCGCCATGGCCGGATTGACCTCGGCCCTGGCCGGGACCCCGGTCCCGGGCTACGACGCCGAGACCCCGGCCGAGTGCGCCGCGGCCCTGGCCGACAAGTCCTCGGAGTGGTACGGCCTGCTGTTCGCGGCCGCGACCGCCATCACCGACGACCAGCACGTGGCCGCGTCCGCCTTCATCGAGGCCGCGTCCAAGAGCCGGGTCTACGGGGTCACGGTCACCGACGCGCGCATCCTGTCCGCCACCTCTGCCGACGACCTGGGCTCCCGGCTCAAGGCCCTGGAGCGCAAGCGCAGCGTGGTGCAGTATTCCAGCTCCAGCCCTCATGCCATCGCGTCCCTGTTCGGCCGCGCGTTCTCGGTCAATTTCTCGGGCTCCAAGACCTGCATCACGCTCAAGTTCAAGCAGGAGCCCTCGGTGACCGCCGAGACCCTGACCGAAACCCAGGCCACGGTCCTGGCCGACAAGAACGTCAACGTGTTCGTGTCCTACGACAACGATACCGCCATCCTCCAGGAGGGGGTTGTCAGCTCCGGGGCCTTCTTCGACGAGGTGCACGGCCTGGACTGGCTCCAGAACGCGGTGCAGACCGCGTGCTACAACCTGCTCTACCAGTCCAAGACCAAGATCCCGCAGACCGAGAGCGGGGTGAACCAGATCAAGGCGCGCATCGCCTCCGTGTTCCGGGAGGCGGTAGCCAACGGGCTCATCGCCCCGGGCGTGTGGAACGCCGACGGCTTCGGCCAACTCGAAGAGGGCGATTACCTGCCCCAGGGCTGGTACATCTACTCCCTCCCCATCGTGGACCAGGCCCAGAGCGAGCGCGAGGCGCGCAAGGCCCCGCCCATCCAGTGCGCCGTGAAACTCGCCGGCGCCATCCATTCCGTGGACGTGCAAATCGACGTGAACCGCTAGGCGAAGGGGATTGCCATGGACAACCTGAGCTACAGTTTCCTGGATGTGGTCGCGGCCATCAACGGCGAAGGCGGAAACTTCTCGGTCCGGGACGGGGCGGCCGAGGAAGGCATCACCATCGAGCCCGTGGGCGACAAGAACACCATGACCCAGGGCGCGGACGGCTCGGTCATGCACTCCCTGCTGGCCAGCACCGCGAGCACCGTGACCCTGCGCCTGCTCAAGACCAGCCCGGTCAATGCGCAGCTCATGACCATGTACAACTACCAGACCGCCACCAGCGCCCGGCACGGGACCAACACCATCACCGTGTCCGACCCGGCCCGGGGCGACCTGGTCACCGCCACCAAGGCCGCCTTCAAGAAGGCTCCGTCCCTGACCTACGCCAAGGAGGGCGGGATCGTGGAGTGGCAGTTCGATTGCGGCGAAACCACCTACAAGCTGGGCAACGGCGCGTCCGCCACGGAGTAGGCCATGACCAAGGACTTCACGCACGCCGGCGTGCAGTACCAGGCCGGCAAGCTGGACGCCGTGCGGCAGTTCCACGTGGCGCGCCGCCTGGCCCCGTTCCTGCCCAAGTTCGTCGCGGCCGCGCATCTCCCCGGCCTGGCCGCGGCCGCAGCCGGGCAGGGGGCCTCCCTGAATCCCGACGTGATGGCCGCCGTCCTCGGCCCCCTGGCCAAGAGCATCGCGGAGATGAGCGACGCGGACGCGGAGTACGTGCTGTACACCTGCCTGTCCGTGGTGGAGCGCCAGCAGCCCAAGGGCGGATGGGCCAGGGTCATGGCCGGGGAGAAGCTCATGTTCGAGGACATGGACCTGGCCGCCATGCTGGTCTGCGTGGGCCACGTGCTGATGGAGAACCTGTCCGGTTTTTTCGCCGCCCTGCCCTCGGTTTCACCCGGCGAGGGCCGGACGTAGAGGCGGCCTGGGTCGGCCTGCCGGGCGGGGAGGATTGGCTGCTCCGCCCGGTCCTGGCCGGCTGCATCCGGTACGAGAGCCTCCTGGACGGGACCCTGGGACTCGCGGACGTCGCCCTGCTGAACGACGCCCTGGACGTGCGGGAGGAGAACGAGCGGCTCTACATCGCAGCCAAGGATCGGCAACGTGAGCATTGACGTCATCAAGGACTTCCTGGCCAGGCTGGGATGGCAGGTGGACGAGGCCGGGGCGCAGAAGTTCCATAAGAGCCTCGCCACCGCCACCCTGCGGGCCGCCGCGTTCGGCGCGACCATCCAGGCCGCGGCCGCCAGCGCCTACTGGGGCCTGTACCGCATGGCCGAGGGCCAGGCGCAGCTCCTGGTCCTGTCCGAGTCCACCGGCGTGGCCGTGGCCAGGCTGGAGGAGCTGGACTACGTCGCCGGCCAGACCGATTCCTCGGCCCAGGCCCTGGCCTCCTCCCTCAAGGGCCTTTCGCAGTCCATGGCCGGCAGCCTCATCGGGCAAGGGGGGCTGGCCACCTTCCAGCGCCTGGGCATCCGGGTCAAGGACGCCAACGGTCATTTGCGCGATACCTCGGACGTGCTCTTCGAGGTGGGCCGGAAGATCAAGGGGATGGACCGCGGCAAGCAGGAGATGTTCCTGGGCCAGCTCGGCATCGACCGCAGCCTGGTCAGGATGCTCACCACCGACATCGGCGACCTTTCCGCGGCCTGGCACGAGATGTACGCCGCAGCCGGCACCGACGCCCAGCAGGCGGCCGAGGCCAGCCGGAGCTACCTGGGGGAGATCAAGAGCATCGCCGCGGTGCTGGCCATGCTGGCCAAGTCGGTGGCCATTGCCTTCGTGAGCAGGGCATCCGGGAGCGTGGCGAGGCTGCGCAAGGGCATCGTGGAGAACTTCGGCAAGATCTCCCGGGTGATCCAGACCATCATCGGCGTGGTGGCGCGGCTGGCCGAGGGCATCGGGGTCTTCGCCCTGCGCATCATGCGCTGGATCGGCGGCATCGTGGACTGGTTCAGCCGGCTGGACGGCGGGACGCAAAACCTGGTCCTGGCCGTGGCCGGCCTGGTCGCGGCCTGGCGGTTCCTCAATCTCTCCTTCCTGGCCACCCCGCTCGGCATGGTCCTGGCGGGCATCACCGGGCTGCTGCTCCTGCTCGACGACCTCCAGACCTATCTGGAGGGGGGCAAGTTCCTGATCGACTGGTCGCCCTGGGCCGGGCAGATCAGGGGCGTGGTGGACGCCCTGCGCCCGCTCCTGTCCGCCCTGGGGCGGCTCTGGGACCTGGTCAAGGGTCCGCTCCTGGCGGGGGTCCGCCTCTTCGCCTCGGACTTCGCCGCCATGTTCGGGGGGCTCCTGGGCGCGGTGATCTCGTTCGTCACGGCCGCGGCCCAGCTCCTCACCGGGGACTTCTCCGGGGCGCTGGCCTCGGTGGTCCGGGGAGTGCAATGGCTCGGCGGGATCGTGGGCACGGTCCTCGGCCGGGTGGCGCAGGTGGTTTCCGGGATCGGCGCCCTGTTCCGGCAGGCGTTCAACCAGGACGCCGGCGACTCCCTGTCGTTTTTGATGGCCATGCTCGGGCAGGTGCTCGGGGCCGTGGGATCGTTCGTGAGCGCGATCCAGGCGCTCTTCCAGGGCGACTTGTCCGGGGCGGTGGACGCGGTCCTGGAGATGTTCCAGCGCCTGTCGGACCTCGCGGGCGCTGTCCTCGGCCGTATCGGCCAAATCGCCGGCGGGGTGTGGTCCGCCCTCAAGCGTGCCTTCGGCGGCGGAGAGGAGCCCGCAGCGGAGACGGGGCTACAGAACATGCGCCCCGTCCCGTTCGGCGAGGGGGCGCCCGCCGTCCCGGTCCTCGGCCCGAGCCCGGCCTTTGCCGCCGCCCCGGCCGGGGCCGGGGGAACGTCCTACGGGGACGTCAACGCCACGGCCTACATCACCGTGGAGGGGGCGGCC